CCTTAGGGCCCCCCCGACGCTTGTAATCTACATGAAAGGAAGTGTGCGATGGCCGTTAAGACGCGGTACATCGCAGGGCAGAACACGGAAACTGGTGCCATTATTGGTGGCGGTTCAGAAACCATCGAGACTTACGGACATGATCTGTCCGGCCTTGGTGGTCCTGATGACGTGGGAGGGCCGATGATCCTTACAAGGAACATTACCACTCCTTACGTTATTCCGTATCATTATGGCAGTGGCGTTTATTCCTTTCGTTTTCTCAGCTTTGACACTAGTGGTTATTCACCACTAAGTGACACGGCTGTGAAAGGAAATGGCACTACTGCTATAGCCCGTACTGAGCCCACATCTCCAGTCTTTACAGCTAGCCAGTTTCTTGGCGAGCTACATGGAGACGGACTTCCAGCCATTGTTGGGGTTCGTACCTGGCGTGAGCGCACAAAGAGTGCGCGCCATGCTGGTGACGAATATCTCAACTATCAGTTCGGCTGGCTTCCCCTGGTATCTGACATCCGCAACTTCGCGTATGCAGTAAAGAACCAGCATAAGATCCTGTCTGATTTTCGGGCAGGTTCTGGTGCTGTTACCAGAGTAGGGTACCACTTTCCTGTCGTCGAAAACTGGACCACTGGTTCATCCCCTAATGTGCTTGTCGCACAAGCAGGGAATAGTGGCTGGTCTACGACGGTTCCAGCATCCTGGAGTAAGCAAGTTCTGACAAAGACGTGGTTTAAAGGTGCTTTTACCTACTACGTCCCCGTCGGGAACTCTGCCTCCGCAAAAGCGGCCAGGTATGCGAGCTATGCCGATAAGCTTCTCGGCATCCGGTTAACACCGGAGACTCTTTGGAATCTAGCTCCCTGGACATGGGCACTGGACTGGTTTGCCAATACTGGGGATATTATCCACAATATCTCTGCAATCGGCCATGATGGTTTGGTGCTTAAGTATGGATATGTGATGTCGCATCACAGGGTGTGCTATTCTATTGGCACCCCTGGACGTTACATTAGCAGTTATCCTAACTTCTTGACCTCAGGTTCCACGCAAGTGGTCCTTGAATCCAAGAAGCGGTTTCCTGCAAATCCATACTTTGGATTCAGCGTCAGCCCTCCTGCGTTTACACAAACGCAGGTTGCAATCCTTGCGGCTCTGGGTTTATCCAGAGTATAGTCCGCAAGTACTGGTTGCGATAGTCCTTCCAATAGGAAGCCAACATCGTGATTTGTCAAACACGACGCTATAGCGTCCCACATAAGGAGTTCTCACATGGCTTTTGCCGATCCTCAGAGCGTTACCATTAGTGGTAGCGCAATCAGCCTTCCTCGCACTTCTGCGGAGAAGGATGGTGGCACTTTCACTGCGGCCGATCAAAACACGAAGCTAACGGTTTCGCACGCCAATGGCGCGCGACGTCGGCACCGTATTCGGCTCGACTCCACAAAGATCGCAGCGGACCCGCTTATGGCGAGTACCAATGTGATCTCGTCGATGTCAGTGTCGCTTCTCGTCGATGTCCCGCTTGCGGGTTTCGACGTTACACAGCAGAAGGCTGTGGTAGATGCGCTGGTTGCGTATCTTACGGCGAGCACTGGTGCACGTGTCGCCCAGTTGCTGGGCGGGGAGAACTAACAATCTCCCGTGCCATGAGGATTTCGTGAGCTAGGATCTGCCAACCCGAAAGGGCGACAGTGAAAAGCCTTGAAAACCTCTGGAGTGAGCTTGCCAGAGAAATGGCAGGCATGTGTCACACAAGCGCCGATCGCGACATAGCTACAGTCGCGAGTCGTGTTGAACATGAGGGTATATCGTTTTTGACGATTACCCTCCCTTCCTTTGCGAAGGACATCGAAAGATGTCTTTCTATTGGGAAGTTTGACGACGAGGCTTGTCTCGGTTTTTCTAGAGATAAGTCCGGGCTCCCCCGATTTCTCGGAGGTTTCCTTCGTCAGATGTTCGACACAGATGGTGCCGTGCGGCATCCAAGTCAAGCAATGATCGATTCCCTCTTGGCGGTGCGCCAACTTTGTGCGCTTTTTGCCAAGATTGAGCTTCGTTGCTCACCCGTAAGGGAGCTCAACGCGATCAAAGCCTACAAGATTGCCGATCAAGAAACCGGGTTCTGGGAGGACGACATTCATGAAGGCCTGTACAACGACCTTACTAGAATGTCAAGGCTTCTCTTTCGAGACGCCCTTACAGTCCTTGATGCCAAGATTTACAATCTTGATATCATACCCAGACACGGGCCAGGAGCTGTTGCGGAGAGACTTCGCGGTAACGCGAAGTTTGACCTCCGTACCTGGCCCGACCGATTGGAAGCCGAGTTCAGTTTTTCTGCATTCGGTATCCCCAATCCACGCTACCATGACCTGGTAGACGTGTGTTGTTCGGTCCGGTTCCCCGTAAGGGATGAGGAGTTACCCTCTAGGGTGATTCTCGTTCCAAAGACAATGAAGACACCACGCGTCATCGCCGCTGAGCCTGCTGCGTTGCAATACATGCAGCAGGCTATTATGCGGGATTTGGTTCCTCTCTTGGAGAGGGATCCGGTTTGTGGCCCAATGGTCGGTTTTACCGACCAGGAGCCCAATCGACGTATGGCGAGACAGGCTTCCATTGATGGGAGCCTTGCCACACTTGATATGAGTGAGGCCTCGGATCGTGTCTCATTGCGGCAGGTCCGCTCTCTGCTTGTGGATTTTCCACATACAGATCGGGCCTTCAGAGCAGTGCGCTCCGAAAAAGCCGAGCTGCCTTCCGGTGAGGTTTTACCTCTTAGGAAGTTTGCTTCGATGGGGTCCGCACTCTGCTTTCCAGCAGAGGCAATGTGCTTCCTCAGTGCCATTTTCATTGGCATTGAACGATCCATGTTGCGTCGCGGTGTTCTTTCACGGCGCCTAACACGGAAGGATATTCTCTCCTTTCATGGACAGGTGCGTGTCTACGGGGATGATATACTTGTCCCCGTGGACTGTGTAAGAGAAGTTGTAGAAACCTTCCACTCATTAGGGTGGAAGGTAAATACTACCAAGTCTTTCTGGAGTGGGAACTTCAGAGAGTCTTGTGGAGGAGACTACTATGTCGGATCTGATGTTACACCAGTTCGAATCAGGAGTCTACCTCCAACTTCTCGGCGAGACGTCAGCGAGATATCGTCGTGGGTGTCTTCTAGAAACCAGTTTTATTTGGCTGGATACTGGAAGACAGCCGGCTACTTGGATCGGTACTTGGGTTCCTTACTCAAGCACTATCCGGTGGTCGGCCCGCGGAGTGACCTCCTTGGGCGTGTTACGGTACTGGACCTCACAAGGAAACCAGTCCGTCGCATGCATCATGACCACCAAGTTCCCCTCGAAAAGGGGTGGGTGGTTAGAAGTAAGATTCCAATGTCACGAATCAGTGACGTGGGCGCCTTACTCAAGTGTCTTATTCAACCTTCTGAGGATGAACGACACCTGACGCACGCTGGACGACCGTTAGCCGTCGACATCAAGCTAACGTGGAGGCCTCCCCTTTAGGGGAGGCTACCTGGTTGTACAGACCGCATGCTCCTTAACCTCTCACTGAAAGGTATGGGGAGTTTTCACACGC